GGCAACTGCTTCGGCTACATTATCGAGTTGCCCTACCCGGTAGTCAGCGCGGTTACGTCCGTAAAGTACGACGATACTGACGGCATCGAACAAACGCTGTCTGCTACTGAATACGACGTGCATCTAGTCAGCGAACCGGCATTGGTCGTACGGGCCTACGGCAAAACCTGGCCCGCTATACGCGACCAGCTCAACGCCGTTCGTATCCGCTATGTCGCCGGGTACACCAGCCATGCAGCCACACCCAGCCCGATAAAATCGGCCATGCTTTTAATTATTGGACATTTATATGAGAACCGGGAAGAGCTGAGCAACGTAAAGCTCGAAGAAATGCCGCTGGGATCCAAAGCGCTGCTCAATCCCTACCGGGTCATGAGTTTCTGATGAAAGCGGGCGAACGTAGGAACTACATAATCATCGAGCAGGTGTCAGAAAGCCAGGACGCGCGCGGCGAACTGACTAAAACCTGGACCGAGTACGCCACCGCCTGGGCGGAAATCAAGCCGGTCCGAGGCCGTGAATATTTCCAGGCGCACGCCGAAAACGTCGCCGCTGATACTAGGATCATCCTGCCCTACCTACCCGGTATTACCGAAAAAATGCGCGTCCGTTTCGGTCCCCGGATTTACGATATCGAAACCGTGATCAACATCGATGAGCGCAACCGGGAGTTAAACCTGATGTGCGTGGAGCATACCTAATGGATTTGCAAATAAATTTTGATTCCCAGGCTGTCCAGCAAGAATTGCATGCGCTATCGGAAGATTTGCGCATGAAAGCCGTGCGGGCCGGTCTGGTCAAGGTCGCGGCTTTCGATGTCGGTCTGATGAAAGGCAATACACCTGTTGAAACAGGAGATTTGCAAAAGTCGGTCAGCCGCCGCCAGCTGTCCAGAAGCGCCGTTGGCCGTCTGGGCCTTGGTGACGACACCCTGACCATGCTGGTCGGGCCAAACAAAAAAGTCAGGGGTCAGTATTTCGGGCGCCTCGCCAACATCACCGAAGGCGGTGCCCGGCCTCACGTCATTGTGCCTAGGCAAGAAAGCCGCGTGCAGGCCCTGTTACGTGCCAACGGCATGCGCAGCGAGAAAAAAATGATACTGGCTAATGGCCGAGGCTTTTTCGCTACGAAAGTCAATCATCCAGGAACACGGCCAGACCTGTTTATGAAAGAAACTTACGACCAGTCAGACAGTCAGGTTGAAGGTCTTTTTTATTCAGGCGTTAGCGATTACTTGGCAAGGCGTCAAGCATGAGCAATCTAACAAAATTGGAGATTTCCGAAAAATTACGCCGCCTCGCCAATGAAATGGACGAGATATCAGTGCTAATGGATTATTACGGCGGCTTTGCAGAATGGGCCGTGCATGGCAGAGAAATGGCCGGCGCTGGAAAAATTGCCAGGCAATGGGCAGATGAAATCGAAGCGGATGAAAAATAATAATAATGATTGATCTAACTACCTACGTCGCAGCCGTTGACGGCATTCCTGGCATTGCCCAGGTAATACAGCCCGAGCGCGTTGCAGTGTCAGCAGTCGATACCTCCGCGCTGCTGGTCAGTCTGCTCGGTGTTGCGGTCAGCAATCGTGTATATCCGTATCACCTGCCCGAAGTGCCGGTTTATCCGGCCGCCACCTACGAACTGACCGGATCACAGCGCCGCGAAGTAGACGGCTATACCATCACCTCGACCGATATCTTTATGATTTCCGTGCAGGCAGAAACCCTGGCTGCCATCATCACCGCCGTCGATACCGCCAAGTCCTCACTGATCAGCTACACCGGCAGCGGCATTGCGGGCGGTATAGATATCGTCGATCAGGCCGTTACTTGGCACGCTGATCTTAAACGCTACGAGGCGGCTATGGAGGTGCATGTCACCCATCTAGCTCGTGCATCCCAGGCCATGCCCGCTTATTATCTGTATCCGCTCAAAGAAGAGGCCAGCGAAAACCGCGCGATGAATGCTGTTAGCCAAATGGTTGAAGTTCAATTTGTCGGCCTTCTGGTCGCGCAAATGCCATCAACCGGCGTCTATGGCATCAATGCCCTGCGGGATTCAGTGTATCAAAAAATAATCAATTCCATTCCAGCCAGCGGCGCTACCCGTACCGAGCGCGTCAGTAGCCATGTTGCTGGTCTGGCCGGCTCAGTTGTGCTTTGGCGGGATGTTTTTTCCGTCAGTTATAAATCCCATTACATTTAAAGGAAACCGCCATGCCCCAAGGTTCAGAAACTACTCGCGTCGCCTACATAAAAGAAGTGACATACAACACCACGCCATCCGGCAACATGACGCTGATGAACTATAGCAGCGAATCCATCAACGGAAAACCAGTCACCAAAGAATCAATGATGGTGCGCTCAGATGCGCAACCGTCCGGGCAGCGCATTGTTGGACTGGATGTGAATGGCGGCATCAATGCCGAACTCTGCCCGAGCTTATGTCATCAGGATTTTATTGCCGCCGCAATGCGCGGCACCTGGGGTGGCACGTTGACCACCGCCGTATTGGGTCAGGCCATCGACGCCACCGCAAAAACCATTACCCGCGCGTCAGGCAGTTATATCACGCTCGGGTTTGCGGTTGGCGATCTGGTCAAGCTGGAAGGTTTCGTCAATGCTGCCAACAATACCATCGTGCAACTGACCGCAGTAACTGCGCTGGTTCTGACCTATGTCGGATCGTCTGCGATGGTCACGGAAACCTCGTCAGCTACAGCCATAGTTACACGCCCGGATTACATAAACTGGGGAACGACCGACAGCTCTTTTACCATTGCCAAGGATTTCCTTGATCTGACCAGCAAATCACTGACCTACACCGGCCAGCGCGTCGGCGGTATGTCACTTGATGCAAAATTCGGCGATATCGCCCAGGTAGGATTTACGCTGGCAGGCAGCGGTTACTCCGTCCCTGGCACACCGACGACAAACGGCAGAACGCTGGTTTCCGGCGGTTCTGAAAATTCGCTTAATGCGACCTCCGATCTAGGGCTTATCATGATCGACGGTGTGCAGACGACCTACGCCATCGAGGATTTGAGCATCAAACTGGACAACAGTCTGATCCCGATCAATGGCCTTGGGTCGTTGGCTGCACGCAATCAACGCCCGACCGGCCTGAAATTGTCGGTCAACATGGGCGTATATCTCGAAGATGCCAATTTCGATTTTCACAGCAAAAAACTGGCACAAACGCCGCTGGCGATCACCTATTTTATGCGTGATGCCAACGGCAAAGGTTACGGCATCCAGATCCCGGCTGTGCAATTCTCGTTTGACGACGCGCAAAGCTCAGGCCGTGGCGCTGTCATCAAGCTGTCGCTGACTGGAACCGCTAAGAATGACGCTACATTCGGAAATACCTTCCGTATTTACAAGCTGGTTTAACCGGTAGGGTGGGCAGGCTGTTCTGCCCACCGTTTATATGCGTGTATGTGCGTGGGCATGACGTTGCCAACCATACCAAATTAACATCCAACAGGACGCCAAGGCGTCCTTTTTTTTACCCAAAATTTAACCCGATAACACCATGGCATTAATCATTACTAAAAAAACCGAAACCGTCGAGAAAAACTACCAGGGTGTAACGCTGATTATCGCCCGTAGCAACAACCCTGCCTTCCGCGAAAAATTTAAAAAACTCCGCCAGAATTTCAAACGCAATCAGGATTTAAGCAAGCTGACGGTAGCCCAGGATGACGCGCTCATGGCTGAAGCCTATGCCGGCACAGTGCTGGTCGGCTGGAAAAACTTCCCGGAAGAAATTCCGTACAGCGAAGCGAACGCCGTCAGTTTGCTGACCAACGATATCGATGTGCGCGAATTCGTGGCCGAAGTGTCGGCTGATCTCAGCGAATTCCTGCTCGAAGAAAAGGCGGAACTGCAAAAAAAGTAGTAGACGCCTACCGATGGCGACTAAACCACGGCTCTCGTATCGAGTTTTACGAAAAAATGGCTGCGCTGGGCCGGAAAACCCCGCTCGATGAAAAGCCTCTTGATGAGCCTGACAGCTGGTTCGAGCGGGAGCAAAGCCGCCTGATCGAGGATATCATTCTCGCCTTCTCGCGGTTGTCGTTTTCTCGCCCTGTTGGCATGGCCGCCGGTACGATTGCGCTGTCGGAAATCACCGGCTACTGGCGCAAAGTCGAGAAACTATGCTCAGAATTGTCCGACTGGATCGACATCATCCAGGCCCTGGACAGCATTTTTATAGAATTTCACGCGCATAAAGAGAAATAGCATGGCGGGACGTAACTACACTACAGGCCTGATCATCACCGGCGATGCGAGCGGCGCAGTCCGTGCCACAGCACTTACCGAGCAGGCGCTGAGCAACCTTAACAGTTCCAGCCGGCGTGGTGCTCAGCAGACGAACAGCGCCTGGGATCAGGTCAAGGCCTCGATGTCGGGCCTCACCGGTGCGGCCGCGCTGGCCGGTGCGGGGATGGTAGTCGGCTTTGCCGCGATGGTCAAGTCCTCGATCGATGCCGCTGACAACCTGCGGGACTTGAGCAAATCCACGTCCATATCTGTCGAAAACCTGTCCGGCTTGCAAATGGCTGCGAAACAGTCTGGAACGGAACTGGAGGCCGTCGCCACCGCCATCAACAAGCTGTCGGTCAATATCGCCAAAGACGGCGATAAATTCAAGCAGCTGGGCATCAGCGCCAAAGACCCGCTGGAAGCGTTTGCGCAGCTGGCCGACGTGTTCGCCTCAATCGAAGATCCCCAGCTGCGGGCCGCGCTTGGCTCAGCGGCACTGGGCAAGGCCTGGGCGGAAAATGCGCCGCTGTTATCGGAAGGCGGAGCTGCCATTCGGGCGATGGTCAAGGAAGGGCGGGAGGCGTCCGGCATGACTGCTGAATTTGCCAAGCAGGCCGACATATATAACGATAGTATGGAGCTGATGAAAACCCGGATCAGCAGGGCAGCGACGATGCTAGGCGCGGCGTTTTTACCTGAACTTAACGAGATGATTACGCAAATACAAAAGGCCACGGCGGCCGGCGTGAGTTTTAACAGCGTCATGTCTGGCGTAGGTAACTGGGTGGCCGGTCGTGATGGCTTAACCGAGATGGGGCAGCTCACTAAGCAGATCGTCGAGCAGAAAAAGAAGCTCTCGGTAATGAAAACAGAGGGCGGCGGTTTCTATATGCTGGATCATCTGCTGGGCTACAGTGTTGTCGACGAGACTAAAAAACTAGACGCCATGCTACAGCAGCGTGAAATCATGGTAGCCGATTATCAAGCCAAGTCTACAGCAGCCGCTGCTGCAACTGGAGAAGTACAGAAAAAAATAAGCGCCGACGCCATTGCCGCTTTTGTCAAAGGCAGTGATGCACAGGAAAAAACCGCGCACAAAGCCCGCGCTGCCGCAACTCATCATGCCGCCGCCGTAAAAACGCACGTCGATGCCATCGGCAATGAACTGAAAGCGCTTCAGGATCAGCATGACAAACTGTCGATGTCGGAGCGGGATTACTACGCCTCGACGCTGGCCGCTAAAGGCGCAAGCGCCGCACAGTCCGCTATGGCACTGGCGGTATGGGACGCCAACAAGGCGCTGGAAGCGCAAAAGGAAAGCGGAGACAAGGCCAAAGCGGCGCTCGATGAGCAAATCGATAGATACAATCAGCTGACTTTATCAGCGCGTGATTATTATTCGTTGCAGCTG